GACCCGCTGGCCGACGACGACATTCCGTTCTGATGCTCGGCAGTTTTTGCCACTGGTGTCAAGTCCAGTGGCCCACATGGGCGGTATCACGCTGCCCTCGTTGCGGGAGAAAGTAAATAAGCAAGTTCGCTCAGGTTGCTGCCGCTAGTGCGGCAACCGAGGCTGTCATCGTCTCGGCACTTGAAAAGGTGCCGGGGCGTGTAGCCCATATCGACGGAGATTATCTTTGCTACTACGCAGCAGGCAACGATGACTGTGAACCGGGAACGGCCCGCGCTATCGCGTTGGCTTTCGTACAGAAGGCGCTTGATCGAACAGGCGCAGAGAAAGCCGTCATGCACCTTACTGCTAGCGGCTGTCACAAGGGGGAACGCTATCTCGCCGCTACGGTGAAGCCATATCAAGGACAACGATCAAGTGATAGGAGACCGAAGAACTGGGCCTACCTCCGTGAGTGGACCCAAGGCTACGAGGGTGACGCCTTCGTCAAGAAAGTATGGGCCAGCCGAGAGGCGGACGATGGCATGGCTGCTTGCGCCGCTTTCGCTGTTCGTAACGGTCGCCTTGACGCAATTGTCACCGCAGACAAGGACATGCGAATGTTGCCGGGGGTCCACCTTGACTGGAAGGATCACAGCCTGCTGGTCGAAGTGCCCGAAGGAACGTGGGAAGTAGTAGACAAGAACGGCAAGGTCTACGGGGATAAGTGGTTCTGGCTGCAAATGCTGCAAGGCGACGGAGCCGACAACATCCCCGGCCTTGAGTTCTGCTGGATGCAGACCGTCAAGTCTGCGCCAGAGCGCATGATTAAGTGCGGACCCAAGACCGCAGAGAAACTCTTGAGCGGCATTGAAGCCAGCAAGGAGGCGTATGCAGTTGTCATTGACCAGTATCGTCGCTGCTACCGGGGTATTGGCTCTGGCGTGGGTGACGACCGCTTTTGCGAGCAAGCCTGCCTCCTCTGGCTCAGGCAGGACAACAAGGCGGAAGTCACGAGCTTCGCACAGAAGTGGGGCTACTTGTTCGACGACGCCATGTGGCGGGCAGTTGCCCGTCTCGACGAGCGGGTCAAGAAGGGCCGCGCCGCTATCAACGCTTTGGGAAGCTGAGAACTTCCCACTCTCCGGCCTAGTAACGAAATGCTTATTGGAAGGACTACGAAGTGAGGCGACTTACCACTAGGGAGGTCGAGGTAATCCGGCAAGCACAGGTCGTCCAGCAGGGCGGCCGGTGTGCCATTTGCCAAGGCCCCATCACACCCAAGCCGCCATTCGACGCGGTGCTCGACCATGACCACAGCAGCGGGGCGATCCGGGCGGTGCTGCACCGTTCCTGCAATGCTCTGTTAGGCAAGGTCGAGAACAACGCGGCGCGCTTCGGCGTCCGTGACCTCGCGGCTTTCAGCCACGGTGTTGGCAAGTACCTGCAAATACACAGGACTAACATCACCGGCCTACTACACCCGACACACAAAACTGCGGACGAGAAGCGCATTGCTGCCAACAAGAAGCGCCGCACAGTACGAGCCAAGGCAAAGGCTACACCCAAAGGATGATTATGAATAAGCCCAAAGCTACCCTCTTCTCGGACGCCGAACTTCTTGCTGCTCTTGAACTGCACGAGCAGAGCATTCCCAAGACCGCCAAGTACCTGACCGCCGAGGGCCGGGGCCGCGTGACAGTGCAGCTTCTGCGCCAGTGGATTGCCCGGTTCGATCATGCTGAGCTTGGCGAGAGCTACGACCGTACCAAGGAACTGCTGCGGGTCCGCAACACGCAGGCCGAGAACAGCAAGCTGCGGCGGGATGCCAAGGCGCTAGCGGCGGCAGTCGGCACCAAGGAAGCGGTGATCGACGCCCTCACTCAGGTCGTTGCCGACTTCCCTGAGCGCCCTCCGGTCGATTACAGGGCCTTCTACGGTGCGCAGGCCGGAACCCCCATTACGGTTGAGTTGCTCCTGAGCGACCTCCAAATCGGCAAATTGAGCCAGTCCTACAACACGGACATCGCCCGCCGCCGCCTGTTTGAATACGCCCGCATGGCCCTGTTCCAGATCGAGCAGAAGGCCGCTGCTGGCTACCGTATCGAGAAGATCGTGCTGGGCCTGCTCGGTGACATTATCGAGAGCGACAAGAAGCACGAGAACTCTGCCAAGGCTACCGACAGCAGCACCAGCGAGCAGTTGTTCGATGCGCTGTCTAGCATCTTCGAGTTCGTGATCGAGCCGCTGGCGCGGCTGGGTATCCCTATGGAGGTTGTCGGCATCGTCGGTAATCACGACTGGGACGGCCACGGCATGAACAGCTTTGAGCCGGGTAAGAGCATGTTCTCTTGGCCCCTCTACAAGTCGATGGAACTGCTGACTGCGCGTTGCGGTTACGCTAACGTCCAGTGGGTGATCCCCGAAGGCACGTACGCCATCGTTGACTTCTACGGACAGAAGGCGATCTACGAACATGGGTACGGTACGAGCAACACGGAGGCGAGCCTTAAGCGGCACAAGGTTAATCGCGCTGAGCAAGAACAGACGTATATCACGTACCTTCGCGTTGGCGACAAACACACAGTCACCAGCTACAACGCTGGACAGTTGGTGGTGAACGGAGCTTTCTTCGGCGCTGGACCGGGCGGCGGAGAATACAGCGAGATTGCCGGTTACGCCAGCGTACCGGGCCAATGGATGGGATTTCACGTTAAGCGTACCAAGCCCGGTATGCTTACTCTCTACGACAGCACTGTTATCCAGCTAGGAGGAGTTACAGCATGAGCCGACGTTGCATAAACTGTAAGTTCGATGCGCGCGTAGTAAAAGGCACTGACTGCGCGCCTTGCCTCGCAGACCCGGAAAATAAGCCGTTTTTTGAGCCTGTGGCCGAAGTCATCGCGGCGCAGGCAGCAGGCGAGCCTCTTTCAGGAGCACAAGGGACCGGAATGAAGTTCGACGGCGGCAAGCCCCGCTGGTCGCTGCTGATGGCCGGTATGAGCAAGGCGCTTGAGGGCGTGGCCAAGGTGCTGACCTTCGGCGCTCAGAAGTACGCAGCGCATAGCTGGCGCACCGTACCGGAGGGCAAGGATCGCTACCGCGATGCCCTATACCGACACCTTGCTGCAATCGAACAGGGTGAGGAGCTTGACCCCGAGAGTGGCCTGCGCCATTGGGATCACGTTATCTGCAACGCCCTGTTCCTGAGCGAGCTAAACCGTTGATCTGGTCCGCGTTGCTGGTGTTCTGCACCAGCTTCGTGTTCATCTTCCTCAAGTCATGGCAACAGCTTAACGTGGTACACTACCAGCTATGGTGGATTGTGCCCACGAGCTTTGCTATGGCTGCGGCGGAAGTGGTCACGGTGTTCAACATGGCCCACAACGGCTTCGGGTGGGTAATCCTTCCCATCGGACTTGGTTCGGGTCTCGGCTCTCTGTGTTCGACAGTTATCCACAAGAGGACACGCAAAGCATGAGAGTAGCCCTTTCAAAGCCGCTGCTGATTATCACCATAATCAGCTATCTCGCAATCCTAGTGTATATGGGGGTAAATTACCATGGCTAAAGACTACATCATTCAGAAGGCCGTCGAGTTCGGCAAGGTCAAGAAAAAGATTGCGGCAACGCTGGACCTGTCCACCTTCGAACAGCAAGCCAAGTATGACGGCTGCTGCGCCATTCTGATCTTCGACGAAGCGGCGCAGTATGCTGGCTGCTACAGCCGAACGGGGGAAGAATACCGCAGCATGGAGCTTGTGGGCAACGCCATGCAGGCTTGGGGCATCAGCACCTTCGGCAGCTTGGATACACCGCTACGAAGCATGGCCGTCATTGGCGAGGCGTGGTGGCCCGGTAAGGGCGAGTTCAACAACATCAGCGGCGAGTTCCGCAGGGGCCAAGTCAGCGAGCGTCTGAGGCTTATCGTCAATGACGTGATCCCACTGGACGACTTCCGAGCCGGGGCCTGCGGTATCCCTTACGGCGAGCGTGTTGCGTGCTGGCGGTCATGGTGGTCTAGCCCTCTGTCCCGCTTCCAGTTCGCGGAGACTTGGGAACCGGGCAGCAGCGATCCGCAGGAACGGTGCAACCAGCTTGTGCAGATCGGCGGCTTTGACGGACTGGTACTTCGCGACCTGACAGGCAAGTGGGCAGTCGGAAGCGGCACCACCGGCGAAATCATCAAGATCAAGCAGAAGCTGTCCTTCGACCTCAAGGTCATCGAAATCAACTGCGTACCGGGAGCAAAGACAGGTCGTGACGTTTACAAACTCGTGTGTGAATTTCGTGGTCGTCGGCTTGGGGTTGGTAGTGGTGTTCCTCATAAGCTGGCAGAAGTCCCGAAGCTCGGGCAGATAGTCGAAGTCGAGGCTATGGACTACAGCAGCGACGGGCTGCTGCGGGAGCCTCGCTTTAAGGGCATCCGGTTTGACAAGATTAGCCCAGACGCTTAAGCTCTATCCGGGCTTAGACCATATCGCGAACTTCTTGAACTCTCTGGACACGGAGGGCATGACAGTTTTGCAAGTGCGCTCCGCTGTCTACAGGGAGTGCATAGAACCAACGATAGTGGAGAAAATACTTGCTGACACAGATCGAGCTTGAGAAAGAAATGGTTGACGGTGGCCGCGCACGTATGGCTGCGATGATGCAGCGGAACGAGGACAAGGACAGCGCCACTAACAACCCGTATGCGTCAGCAGTGTTTCGCCGCTTCGTCCTCCCAATGGCTGCGGTCATGGAGGACGATATGGCCCACGTAGGGCCGGGACGGTCGAAGCCAGCACTCAAGATGCTCAAGCCGCTTGACACGAAGGTTGTCGCGTACTTGGCTGTACGGCACTGCCTTAATATATTGATGCAGGAGAAGGACTGCCAAGCCCGCCGAGTAACGCTGGCGCTAGGTAAGGCTGTCTACAACGAGGCGCTACTCTCTGTCTTCGAGGACCAAGAGCCGAAGCTGTTCTATACGCTTGCTAACGATCTTGGGCGGCGTATGTCCAAGTCCGAGCGCTATCGCATGGTGTTCTACAAGGACCAAGCCAAGAAGGCGGGCATTGAGTTGCCGGAATGGGGCATCGACGGCGTAACGAAGGTCGGCGCATACATGGTGTCGGTGTTGGAGGGGCTGGGCTTTCTCAGCACGCAGCGCGTTCGTATGCCTTCGATCAACGGGTCGAAGACGACCTACCGGGACGAGATACACATTAAGCTCGACGCAGGTTGCCTTGAGCTTATCGGGAATATCAAGGACTTCATGATTGAAAGCTGCCCGGTCTACCTGCCCTGCGTCGAGCGTCCGCTTGACTGGATCGGCGTAGGCGACGGCGGCTGGCACACGAACGGCATGAAGCGCTCGCAGCCCTTCGCGATTAAGACGATGGGATCGTGGTCGGAATTGGCTGAGTACGACCTCAGTGCCCCGCTTAGCGCCATCAACGCGCTGCAATCGGTGCGCTGGCAGGTGAACCGGCAGATGCTCCTAGCGATCAAGGAGATTGCGAAGCACTTCGATACCGAGGAAATCATCAGCGCCAAGCCAGAAGCTAAGCCCATACGGCCCTACTGGCTCAGCGAGGATATGAAGAAAGAGGACATGAACGAGGATGAGCAAGCCGAGTTTAAGGGCTGGCGGCGTGCAGCAGCAGAGTGGTTCACTCAGCAAAAGCTGCGCGGCACCAAGTACGGCAGGTTTGGCCAAGCACTTCGCGTTGCAGAGAAGTTCGAGGAATACCCCGAACTCTACTTTGTCTACTTCGCAGACTTCCGTGGACGACTGTACGTGCAGACAACAGGGATTAGTCCTCAAGGCAGCGATATGCAGAAGGCCCTGCTCCGCTTCGCAGAAGGCAAGCCACTAAGGTCGCCAGAGGCGGTCATGTGGTTTAAGGTCAACGGAGCCAACAAGTACGGTTTCGACAAGGCCAGCCTGAGCGACCGCGCCGAGTGGGTAGACGAGCGACGTGACATTCTGCTGCGGATTGCATCGGACCCCATCACCTACCGCGACGACTGGATCGAGGCAGATAGCCCGTTGCAGTTCCTCGCATGGTGCTTCGAGTATAAGCGTTGGATCGACGATCCGTGCAACTTCAAGTCGCACCTGCCGGTTGGCATGGACGGTAGCTGCAACGGATTGCAGAACTTCTCCGCAATGCTGCGGGACGAGGTTGGCGGCAAGGCTACTAACCTGCTGCCGGGGCTGCGACCTAATGACATCTACCAGATGGTGGCGGACGTTACGACACAGTTGCTGCTCGCTGAGCCTGAGAAGGAAGTGCCCGAAGCTGACGGTACGGAAGAGGGCGACAAGGCCCATCGGTACTACAAGAACGAGAACCGCTTCAAGCGCATGTGGCTACTCCACGGCCTGACGCGCGGCCTAGTCAAGCGGTCGGTCATGACCAAGCCCTACGGCTCGACGCGGTTCTCTTGCGCTGACTTCATCGTGGGCGACTACCTCAAGACTGGTAAGGCACCGGAGTTCGCCAAGGAGGACTATCACCTTGCGGCTCGCTACCTCTCTCGCTTTGTATGGGAGGCCATCGGGCAGGTTGTGGTTAAGGCGGACGAGGCCATGACGTGGTTGCAGAAGGCATCTTCGACCATCCTCAAGGACGAGGATCATATCCGCTGGGTCACACCGGACGGGTTCCCGGTAATCCAGCGCTACCAGAAGCAGAAGGAGATACGGGTTCACACTAAGCTCTGCGGCTCCGCTAAGGTGGTCGTTGGCAGCGACACCGAGGATGCCGACAAGAATGCTCACAAGAACGGTGTAGCACCGAACTTTGTGCATAGCTTGGATGCTACCCACATGCGGCGTGTAGCGGACAAGGCTCGGTCTGAGGGTATTGTTAGCATGGCCATGATCCATGACGACTTCGGTACTCACGCTGCTGACGCACAGAGGTTCTACGAGATCATTCGTGAAACCTTTGTGGACTTGTACGAGAATGCGGACCCGCTTAAGGCTTTCGCTGAACCGTATGGCTTGCCTAACACACCCAAGGCTGGAAGGCTGGATTTGCGCCTTGTGCTGCAAAGTCCTTATTTCTTCTCCTAATCCAATTATGGACGCTCTAGAGAAAGTGGTTTATCCTAGCTCGGCCGTATCTATATACTGGCTGAGACAGGGTAGCCGCTGGAAGGAATTAACATGGAAGCTGAACTGATCGTAAGACTATCACCGGAACAGTACCGCGTTCTTGAACGTAGAATACTATCTGATGTGATCGTATCGGATAAGACCACTGACATTCAGGCTGGCTACATGCTAGGCATTCAGAAGGTTCTCCGCGAACTTAGGGAAGGGTTCACCATTGGCTAATGTCAGGCAGCTGGACTTTTCTAAGCCAGCAGACAGTGACCTGCTTTGGGATGCCATTACTGAAAAGGGCGCAAGTGTCCTGAGCCTTAATGGAAAGGTAGCACATACGCTGCTCTATACGGCCACCACCTACGAGTTCCTAGTGGAGCTTGAGACGGTCTTTGTGGTCGGACCCTACTTGGTTGCCTACGCAGTTCATACTCCTTGGTACTCTGACGAAGAAGTGCTATGCGATCTAATCGTAATGCGCTTAAACGACGACCCCGGCAGCTTGTCGGACGTGACAAATTTTCTTGAGGACGAAGCTAGGCGACTAGACGTGCGATGGGTAGCGGTGGGAACACTGCTGGCTCCGCAGGACCAGTCGCTAGTTCGCGCCTATCAGCGTCAAGGCTACGAGGTAGCTGCGACCCAACTCGTAAAGGAGATTACCTGATGTGCTTGGGCCTTGGCCTGCTTGAGCGAGTTACGGGTGCCCGAGGCGCTCGTAAGGCTGCACAGCGTAACGCAAAGCGGCAGGAAGAACAGGCCCTGCTGCAAACGCAGGGTACGCAGAACCAGTTTGAAACTAACCTTGCCCAGCAGCGGCAGGCAACTAAGGTTGCTGAGCTTTTGGGTGTTCCCGTAGAGGGCACTGACGTTGCCATTGGTGACGGGGCTGGTGACGAACTTGATCCCACCACTGGCCGTCGCCGTACCGTGCGCTCCCGGTTTCAGATGCCTGCAACTAGCGGGCTAGTTATCCCGTAAGGAGAAACGATGCGATTTGCCCCTACCGCGCATGGCCGCTGGCAACAGCTTGATGGTCAACGGCGAGGGTTTATGGGCCGCTGTGAAAAGTACGCGGCCTACACCTTGCCTAAGATTTGTCTTCCCAGCGGCTTCAAGCAGAACTCTCAAGAGCTGGATCATGACTTCCAAGCTGTTGGAGCGCAAGCGGTAAACCACCTTAGCAATAAGATGGTCCTATCGCTCTTTGCTCCCTCTTCCACGTTCTTTCGCTTGGATGCTAGCGAGACGGCTAAGGAAGTCTTTACCGAACTGAATATGTCTCCCGAAGACATTGTGCCTATGCTGGCCAAGACTGAGCGAGAGGCTGTGGCCCTTCTGGATCGAAAGGCAATGCGCCCCAAGATTTACGAAGCTGTCAAGCATCTTATCGTAACCGGCAACGTCCTCCTTTGCTTGGAGGAAACCGGCGAGGCCCGAGTTATTGGGCTTAAGCGGTACGCTGTTAGGCGCAGTATGTCTGGCCGTGTGATCGAGCTTATAATTGTGGATACGGTCCTGATGGATGAGCTTGAAGACGATGTGCAGAGCTACGTCGAAAAAGAGGTCGGATACTCCGAGGACCGCAAGGTCAACCTCTACCGCTGGATCAGGTTTCGCGATGGCGATTACCACATGACCCAGTGGGTAGACCAAGTGCAGCTTCCCGAAGACTTCAACGGCAAGTGGGCCGAAGAGGATATGCCCTACCGAGTGCTTACTTGGGACTTGGCAGACGGCGAAGACTACGGAACAGGACTGGTCGAAGACTACTCTTCTGATTTCGCTGGGCTGTCCGCTTTGTCGCAGTCACAGGTACAGGGTGCCATTCTTGCTAGCGAGTTCCGTTGGCTCGTCAATCCCGCAGGTCTAACCCGTGTGGAGGACTTTAACGAGACGCCTAACGGCAGCGCTATGCCTGGCACTGAGGGCGACATTACTCTGATTGAGAGCGGAAAATCCCGCGACCTCAACGTAGTAATTAACATGGTCTCAGAGTACGTGAACCGGATTGGCCGGGGTTTCCTTCTTGGGAGTTTGCTTGTCCGTCAGGCCGAGCGAGTTACCGCTGAGGAAATTCGGATGACCGCTAACGAACTTGAGACTGCCCTTGGTGGCGGCTACTCCCGCTTGGCTGTGGACTTTCAAGGCCCTGTCGCTCGTTGGCTGCTCAAGCTGCTTAAGGTTGAGATTGCTGATAAGTTCGAGGTTACTGTTATAACAGGGCTGGATGCCTTGTCGAGAACTAGCGACCTTGACGACGCGAAGCTCTGGCTGCAAGACATGGCATTGGCGAACTCCTTGCCCGAACAGATGCAGATGCGGATCAAGTGGGATCAGCTATCGTCGATCTTCGCCACTCCCCGGCGCATAGACGTATCGCGCATTTGGAAGACCGATCAGGAAATGGCCGCTGAACAACAGGCGGCTCAGGAACAAGAGGCCATGCGAATGGCAGCGCAAGCCGGTGCAGACATTGCCGTGCAAGGCGCAGAAGGAGAATAATAATGGCAGACGAGAACACCAGCGCAGCACCAGCCTCTTTCGGCCCCGGTGCTGGCGCACCCGCCGCGCCGCAGCCTAACGCTGCCCCAGCGGCCCCTACTACCGAAGCTCAGGCCCCAGCAGCCGACACTGTAACCGCCGATGGCGGACAGGCTCCCGCTGGGGATACGCCGCCCACAGATGGCCTAGTAACGCCGCCTGAGCAGGTAACGACCGTGCTGGAAAGCACTGCCGACGAGGACGGTGCTATTACCTACGAAGCCACGGGCGATCCGGCTTTGGACGTGGCGCTGGAATACCTCGGCAAGCTGGGCTTTGCTGGGGATGACACGGCAATGGTCCGTGCAGCTACCGGCGACTTCGCTATGCTAGAGGCACAGCTTGCGGCTCTTGGCGACAAGGCGGCGGGCTGGGAACGGATGGTCGCGTTGGCGAAATCCGCATACGCTAGCAGCGAGACTAAGCGCACCGAGCAGGTAGCGGCAGTCGAGAAGTCTATCGTGTCGGTTGTCGGCTCTAAGGAGCAGTGGCAATCTATTGTTACTTGGGCGGCTAAGACAGCCGATCCAGAGGAGAAGGCAGAAATCAATCGCATGATTGATGCTGGACCTATTCAGGCGCGGGCTGCGGCCACGCTCCTGCTTTCAGCGTACCAGAAGGCTCAGGGCACCAGTGTGCCTCCGAGGTCGGCTGTTCGTGACGCTGCCGGTGGTGTTCCCGCTTCGGGCAATGGCCCGCTTAATGCGAAGGACTACGCCACCGCTGTCCGCGATCTTAGCAACAAGCTGGGCAATCGCATGGAAGGAAGCCAAGAATACGCTGACTTGCAGCGTCGTCTCCGTTAATTTAGAAGGAATACAACATGCCTCTTTTCGACGCTGGTAATGGTGGTGACGCGATCCCCCTGACGCAGCTTACTCGCCCCGGTCAGTTTGACCAGACGGGCAACATTAACGCTGCTGCGGTCATCGAGTACCGGGACAGCGTAGAGCACACCATTGAGCGCCGCTCTGTGCTGGCTCCTTACGTTCCGATCCGTCCGGTGCGCGGCACCAATCAGGTCGGCAACTACGGCTTCGGCAAGTCCGAACTCGGCAAGGTCGTTCCCGGCGAGGCCCCGCCCGCTACCAAGAACGACATTGGCCGCGTCGTGCTGACCATTGACACGGTGGTTTACACCCGTCACGCTCTGCCGCTGCTCGAAACCTTCCAGACCAGCTATGACGCCCGCGTCGAGCTTGGCGTCGAGGATGGTATCGAAATGGCCAAGTTCCACGATCAGGCGTTCTTCATTCAGGCGGCTAAGGCTGCTGCGACTACGAACTCGCCGTACTCGTCGGTTGCTGGTAAGCCCGCAGGCTTCAAGGGCGGCTCGCGAGTTACGCTGGCTGCTGCTGGCGACATTGCCGATCCGGCCAAGATTTATCAGGCTATCAGCGACCTCATGGTTCAGTTCGAGCTTAAGGACGTGCAGCCCGGTCAGGACGGCATCGTGGTTGCAGTGCGTCCCGATGTGTTCTACGCTCTGATGGGCGCAGAGCAGATCATCAACGGCACTTACATCACCGCTCGCGGCACCAAGGTGGAAGGCGCAATGATCCTCAAGGCTTTCGGTTGCCCGGTCGTTTCGACCAACAACCTGCCTAGCACGTCGATCACTGGGCACCTTCTGTCCACGACCAACAACGGCAACGCCTACGATGGCGACTTCACCAAGCTGGCTGCTGTTGCAGTTAGCCCGAAGGCGTTCCTCGCCGGTGAAACCATCCCGCTGGAAAGCGACGTATTCTACGACAAGATTTACAAGTCGTGGTTCGTTGACAGCCACCGTGCGTTCGGCGTTACGCCTGACCGTACGGAGTACGCTGGCGCTATCTGGTTGCCCTGATGCCTAATGCTCGCTTGAAAGGCGAGAGCGAGGATGCGGCCCGTATTCGGTATAATGCTGAAATGCGGGCCTATCGCGCTCAACGCAAGGCACAAGGTCGTCCACTCAAGGAAGGCACCTATGACTACGCAAGTTGTCGTGAGGCCAGCCTAAAGCGGAAGTATGGCATTACTCCCGAGCAAGCCCAAGCTCTGTACGACCAGCAGGAGGGCAAGTGCGCTATATGCGACAAGCCCGTCTCGCTTGACAATAGAGACAAGCCGAAGTCGGAACATAGTGCTATTGACCACTGCCACAAGACAGGCGAGGTTAGAGGCATCTTATGCTTCCACTGCAACCAAGGGATTGGGAAGTTCTATGACGACCCGGAGCGCCTGCGCAAAGCCGCGGCCTACGTTGATCGCCCGTAAGTTCTCGTCCTGCCCCACTCATGCTCAGGCGTGGGTGGGGCTTTTTTCGTGTTTAAGGAGTACCTCAAGTGCTAACCCGGCTTGACGTTGTAAATGAAATGCTGGCTACGCTTGGCGAACTTCCTATGAACTCGTTGGAAGAAGGGCACCCGCTTGCTCCGACCGCTATACGAACGCTGAGCATTGCTAACAGCCGCATACAGTCGATGAAGTGGTGGTTCAACAGGGAGTTAACCGACCTGCTTCCAGACTTGGACGGGCATATTTATCTGCCTAACGATACCTTGCAGGTTGACCCGCAGGATCAGGGGCAGAAGTACGTGCAAAGGGGCCGCAGGCTTTACAAGCCCTACGAGCCTACCCTAGAAGCCAAATTCAAGTTCGACAGGAAAGTGCGCTGCTGGCTGCTAAGAGAAGTGCCGTTTGACGACTGCCCTCCCAGTATCCAGTATCTTGTATCCTACGCCGCTCAGCTAGACTTCATGAAAGCCTATGAGGCTGACGCACAGAAGTACCAGCAAGTAGCAAGGGACTACATGGAAAGCCTCAAGGTGGCGAATGCAGAGCATACTCGCGCCCAAGGCGTAAACATGCTGGCCCGCCGCCCGATCTTTAACAGTCGCACCACTATCGGTGCAGTAGGCATGGAGGCGGATTACTGGCCCCATCCGTAAGGAGAGACTATGAGCAAGGTTAGCGGAAGCTACGAAAGCGTGGTGCGCGGCGTATCGGAACAGAACGCTCAGTCGCGCCGCAGCGGGCAGCATGAAGCCCAAGTCAATATGATTAGCGACCCTGTGCGCGGCTTAGCTCGCCGCCACGGGTCTATCATGCAAGACGAAAAAGTGATCGCCGCAGAGGGGTTCGACGAGTTTGTTGGCCTTACTGCCAAGACGCGAGTGTCTCCCTTCTTTGTAGGCGGTCGCGAGTACGACGCTATTTTCAGGCCCTCGCCTGCCACGGGAAGCCCCGCTGCGCGAGCCAGCCTTATTCAGTGCTTCGACAAAGAGGCACGCAAATTTGTTCCGGTGGCCTTAGATAACAGCCCCTTGGTAGACCAGCTAGTAACAGGCGGCATATCCGCCATCGCTAACGTGGGCAGGTTCCTTTACGTCGCAGGCAAGACTGTCGTGCCTACCGTACAGCAGACTGCTAGGTGGGACAATTTCCTCAATCAGCGTATGCTGGCCGTTTGGATACGAGGCGGGGCGTACTCGCGGGAGTTCTCGATCAAGCTGGTGCGCGCGAACGGAACCACCATTGTCGGCAAGTATAAGACCAAAGCGTCTTCCTACCCGGAGTTGTTGGACACCAGCGATATTGTGATCGGGACTGGCGATAACGCTATGAACGATTACACAAAGGCGATCAACGACCGAACCAATCTCTTCAACAGCAAGTCTACTGCATGGATCGGAGAGGCTGCTGCTGATATTACGCCGCAGAACATTGCGGCTAAGTTAGTGGCCGCCCTCGTTCAGGCTGGGGCTAGCTCTGTTGACGTGGCCCAGCGAGACGGTTATGTCGTCGTCAATGGCGACTACGTTGAGATAGAGGCAAACGATGGCGGTGATGACAGCCTTGTCAGGTCCGTGGGCAACACCATCAAGAACTTGGATATGGTGTCGTCTCGGCACTTCGCAGGAAAGGTGGTGAAGGTCGAACCGGAAAAGAACGCTGGCGATCCCTTCTACCTACTGGCTGTTGCCAAGGATGCAGTTAGCACGGGCTGGACCGAAGTGGTGTGGCGAGAGACCGCGGGCTTTGAAATGCGGCCAACGTCTGTATTCGCCTTCGGCACGGTGCATAACGGCACCTTCTACCTTGCGGGTTCGGCTGCTGGCTTGCAGGCCCTATCCGGTATAGACGTGCCTAACTATGAGCCGAACAAGGTGGGAGACGCAGGCTCTGCGCCGCTGCCAAACTTCTTCGGAAAGCGCATTGACTACATGGGCGTATTCCAAGATCGCCTTATTATCGGTGCGGGCGCTACGCTGATGTTTTCTAGGTCCGGCGACTACCTTAACTGGTTTCGCAAGTCTGTGGCGACCATCAACGACGATGACCCTTGGGAAGGCTACGCGCTCGGCTCTGAGGATGACACCATTGTGCATGGTGCTATCTACGACAAGGGGCTACTGCTGTACGGAGAACGCTACCAATACTCCATAACGGGGCGTCAGGCGTTTACTCCGCAGTCGGCTAACATTTCTATTGCATCGTCCTACAAGGAGGCAGTGGAAGCAGCCCCGAAGGCTTCCGGCAACTACGTGTTCTATGCCAAGTATAGTGGGGCAGTGGGCAAGGAAATCACAAGCCTGCATCAGGTGCAGCCCGGTGCCGTGTCCGATGTTTCTGACAGCTACCCGGCTAGCCAACAGCTTGACACGTACCTTAGCGGCATCCCAGTAGAACTGCTAACTCTGGAAGCTCCGAATATCGTGCTTCTGCGGACGACCACTTCCCGAACCCGAGTGTTTACCTACAGCTACATGGACAATCCTAACAGCACCGAACGTCTGTTCGATAGCTGGTCCTGCTGGACGTGGAACGAGGGCGTAGGCTACATCGTAGGCATGAGCGACCACAAGAGCGACATACTCGTCTACATGCTCCGAAAGAGCGTGGGAGCAGACGGTAAGGCTACGGTTTGGTACGCCGCAGAGAAGTTCGTTCGAGACGCCGACCTGTCAGACTACCCGTATTTGGACAGCTTGCGGCCTCTCAGCGCCTTCCTGAACAATTCAGGTGCTCTCAAAACTACTCTGTCTGACAACGCTCCCCTAGCTTTCGGCTTCGGGCGCGGAGGGGCCAGAAGTTTCCTTGGAAGCTCGCTGGCGAATATCGGACAGTTCCTGTCTTGGTATCCCGAAGCCAATTCGGAAAGCTGGGTGGGCTATCAGTATCCGTCCTATGTTACTCCGACTAACCCCTTCATCAGGGATCGGAATGGGCAGGCGGTGCTGGGCGGCAGGCTTACGCTAGGCAGGGTAAAGGTTGCAGTTACGAACACAGGTGGGATGACCTGCGAAGTGACAGCACGCGGCCATACTCGGCAGTCCTTGAACTTCACGGGACGAGTGCTTGGCGCTAATGAGAACCTCGTTGGAAGACAGCCGATCACTGACGCTAACTTGTCCGCCGTTATCGGTGGGGAGGTTAGGGAATGCAGCTACACACTAGCCGCAGTTAAATGGCTTCCGCTAACGATTAATGCTATAGAGTGGCAGGGTCAGTCCTTCATGAACACAAGGAGAGTTTAATGGCCGAAGGAGGCAAAGGCGGGCTTAGCCCCGGAGGCATTTTCAATTTCCTCGTCGCCACTGATACGGCGGCGGGGAATGCGAAGCTGGCTCGTAGCCGGAAGAAAATGCAGCTTCAACAGAACAAGCAGAGCGCAGCGGAAGCTGGCCTTGCCCGTTGGAGCCAGTCGCTCGGTAATCAAAAGCTGATGAACCGGGCTGGCGAAAACCTAGCTACCTTGACCGAGAACATCGGCAGGGTGCAGGATGCCCAGACGCTAAATAAGGTCCAGCGAGACCTTGCCACCGCCGAACAGCTAGGAGCCGCGACTGCGGCCTTTGCTGCTGCGGGCATGGGCGGGTCTAGCGTGGAGGCGTTCAAGAGGACGCTAGTGACCACGCGGGCCATAGAGAGCGAGCTACAGAGCCGTAGCAATAAGTCTGGCAATTATCTGGCCCAGCAGCAGCGCAGCCAAGTTATTCCCGATGCGGTGGACAGCCTCAACCGGGACATAATTACGGCCCGCATAGACTTCACGGACTATGGGCCGAGCAAAGGACCGTCTCTTTTGGGCAATCTGGCGGCGCTGGGGATGGCTGCGGGGGCTGCGGCGGCTGGGGCACCCGACATCGGCAACGCGATCCTAAAGAGCCGCACAGCCGGTTTGCAGAACCGACAGGGCCAAGGCCAGCAGGCTGCGGCGACGTTTAACTCCGCACTCAGCGACTTCGGTGATGGCGTAAAGCAGCTTAAGGACACCTTCCGGTTTAGCGGGAGCAGCCCCAAGTTGCGCCCAGTAGACACGAGTAATTGGGGTGCAGACCTCACTAGCTTTATGATTAGGTAGGAGACACCTTATGGCCGACGGACGGCAAACTTTTCAGTTTAATGCAAGTGCGCCGGTTCAGGGCCAAGTGCAGGGCGGGGGCGGCTATCGCTCCTCCTCTGTGCAAGGTGGCGGCGTCATCGCCGAGAACCGCAACCCGGAAGTCGTGGGCGGTGTAGCGTACGCTTCGGGACTAGGCGACTATTTCGACAATCTCATGAAGCCTGCTATGGAGCGGGAAGCACGAGCACGTTTTGCCAAGGGCATGACGGACCAGATGTATGCAGCAGCAGGCGAGGAAATCCGCGCCGGTGACGGGCTGCTTACCAAGATTTTTGGCCCTACTGACTACGAGCAGGGCGCAATGTTCTACGAGAGCCAGAACCGTATCGCTGATGCGGTAGGCGGCTGGACGGCTCGAATGGACGAGCTTAAGCGTATGCCCAAGGAGCAGGTAGCCCAAGAGTGGGCCAAGGTGATCGAGGGCGTGCAAACGGGCGATCCCCTGCTTGACGATGTAGTGACGCAGGATATGCTCAAGCAGACGGCCCCGTCCTTACAGGCGGTAGCCAAGGCTAGCTTTGCCTTTGGGCAGGAGCAAGTCGTAGCGCAGCAGCAGACATTCTTCGCAGGCAGCGCCAAGACCTTTCAGGAGCAGGGCAGGCAGTTCTTCGAGACCGCCGATCCCAACGATCCGGCTATGGCTCAGGGCTATCAGGCGGCGCGTGCTAGCTTCTTGCAGGGCTGGATGAAGCCTCCGGGTCAGACCGACGACAGCTACCGCAAGTCCGTACTAGCCGGGTTCGCCAAGCTAGTCCGAGACGGCAATGGGCACGGTGCCACGGCGCTAATGCAGAGTGGCCTGCTCAATGCCTTGGACGCAGAAGACCGGGCCAAGCTGGAAGACCAGTACGACCGTTTCGGCAGCAAGGCAGTAGGCGAGGGCGTTATCGAGTTCATGCCGCAGGTAGACCAGCTACAGGGCGAGCTTGAGTTCGGAAAGCTGACGGGCGAGGAAGCAGTTGCTAGAATGCGGTCATTGAATGACCTTATCAAGAAGCGGACAGGCTTCGACAGCGACTACTTCGATGCCAGCGATCAAGAGAGCGCCTTGAAGGGTGTGTGGTCGGCTAGGCGCTCTGCGCTAGAGAAGCAGGAGGAGCGACAGTTCCAATTGCAGCGTGACGAGGCCAATGCTGAGAGGCAGGAGGAGATTGAAGTACGCAAGGAAGAACGCAAGGTCGCCGCCGCTCGGGCAGCATTTGCTTCATCCAATCCCGCCGTTGCTATCGCGGCAGGGGCGGCAGACAAAGACGCCGTGCAGGCAATGGTCTACGATGCGTACAACAAGAACGACTTTGGCGGTATGCTCCGGTCCTACAAGACTGGACTTATCAATCCCGACGTTAAGAGCGCAATCCAGAACACGGTAGCCGCCTCTGCTAACAACGGGTATAGCCCGGAGTTTAATGGCTTGCACGCCAAGTTCGAGGGAATGCTTAAAGCAAACCCAGCAATGGCCAAGGAATACTTTGGCCCGCTGTTCCCGAACATGGTGCGGTATCGCCAACTCTTGACTAACCAGACACCGCAGGTTGCCTTCACTACGGCTTTCGGAGACAACGTAACGTATGCGGCGGATAGTGCCGAGTTGGCCGGAGGGCGTAAGGCTGTGTCGGGCTGGGTTGCTAAGCAGCAGCCGGGCTTCTTCCGCAGTATGCTTGGCGCTCCTACTCTCAATGCTTCTGCTCAGCAGTCCTTGTCTAATCTGATCGGCCGAGAGGTCGCACAGGATAGCAAGTTTGCTGGCGGCGATCTGAGCCAAGACACCCTGATTAAGGGAGCCTATCAGCGGGCCATTAACAACGGCAGCTACGAGGCATACGGCGCTATTGGCTGGTCTAACGGCAAGCCTACGACACCGCTATACCGCTCTATGGGTATGCAGCAACAGGAAGCCGCCGAAGTTATCGAGGACATGATCGACAAGCGCCTAAAGGCTGCGGGTCATCCCGAAGGTGCGAGCGGCGCAGAATACAATATCACCCGTGGCCGATATAACGGCAAGGACACGCTTATCGTCGTCCCTGTGGGCGAAGAGGGCATGGACAGCAGCAAGGCAGCGGTAATCACCGTTGACGAGCTTGCCGCCGCTGGGCGGACGTTCAGGGCTGGAAAGGCTAAGGCGAATGCGCCATCGAAGCCTTCCCGCACGGGCAGCGGCCTTCTCGGCTACGGCGGAGCGGGTGGCGACTTCAATACGCAGAACAACCAGCGAGGCTACGGCACGCGCAACAAGTAAGGAACTGATCTATGGCAGACCGCAGGGCTTCGAGCCGTCCCGGTGATAGCTACCTTGACGATGGGTACTACCGCCCGATTGAACAGAAGTTTGAGCAGAAGTACGGGTTGCCTGTTGGGCTGCTCGGCCGTATCCGCAAAGACGGAGAAAAGACCAATCGTGGCGTAGTCTCGTCGGCAGGGGCGCGGTCTGTCTATCAGATCATTCCGCCCACCGCAAAGCTATTCCAGAATAAGTACGGCGTTAATGCCTATTCGAGTGACGAGGCTGCTGCTCAGGTAGCAGCCCTTCACCTTAAGGAAAGCTGGGACCGCAGCGATGGCAACATCGAGCGGACAGTGCGGGAGTATCACGGCGGCCCTAACCCTAAGAACTGGGGCCGCATCAACGACGCCTATGCGCGCCGCGTCACTGGCAAGGCAACCGCCCGGTCCATGACGGTGGAGGCGCGTGGGACGACTGCGCTGGCTCCTAGCGTCGATCTGGCTTCCGTGGACGTATCGGCCCTGCGTAACGTCGCACCCTCTGATATTGGCTCCCGCAAGCCTCTCGGGCCTAGGCCGATCACGGAGCGAGACGTGGCCCCGAAGCCGACCGCAGCCGGTTCCATCCTCGCCCCTTATGTCGGCAAGGACGCGACCCCCGGCAGCGCAGAAGGGACCGCCACAGAGCAACGAGAAGCCTACACGCAGTCTGTGCAGGCCGAGACTGCCCGCGCTGGCGTGACCTTCGGAGAACGGCTTGAGGCTAGCTGGGACCGCAACTGGATCACGTCTATGGTAGGTCGAGCACTCGAAAGCGACCTCGCACCGGCAGACCCGGAATGGAGCAAGGAGTACGTCCGCAACATTGACGCTTACGAGAAGTTTGCAGAGACGCAGGAGGAGCTAGACGAGCTTCGCGGCTCGACGGCTCAGAACAGCCGAGAGGACTTCTACGCTACGGTTGAGCGTATCCAAAAGCGCCGCGAAACGCAGAAAGTTGTGGACAGCAATGGCACTGGATGGGCATACGACCTCACCGCGTCCTTGACCGACCCTACAGCTTGGGTTGCCACGGCTGGCGTCAGCAAGGGAGTAAACGCGGTATCGGCTTTTGCTAAGGGCGTCAAGGCTGCTTCGGCTGCTCCGACGCTCGGAACGATGGCTGCCGAGGGCGCGATAGCCAACCTCGGCTTTACTGGCATCTTGGACGCATCGGGAGAGAAGCAGAGCGTAGGCGACTACGTTATGTCTGGCGCGCTCGGTGTGGGCATTGGCGCGGCGCTTCACGGCGTTACGACACGGCTCGGAAAGCCTGATGCTAGCGACAGGGCTATTATGGACGCTCTAGAGAAAGAGCGACAGACTGCTCTCACAGAGATCAAAGAGGCTGCACAGGCACGAGTTGGCGCTAATGCTGACGACGCGCAGATTGAGCAGGCTATGCAAGCAGAGGCGGCAGATCGGGCTACACAGGCCCTACGTATGTCCGTCTCGGAGCGCGCCGATAACGACCGGCTAATTCCGGCTGACGAAGAACTGTGGCGCACTACGCCTGAGCAAGCTGCTATGCTAGCCCAATCTGGCCCGCTTGGGCGGATCAGCGACCCTACCACCCGCCGTATCGGCGCGGAGCTACAGGTGCGGGCCGAAGAGATAACGGAACGCGCTCGCGCGGCTGGCGATCTGGATAAGGGCCTTGAGGGCCGTGTATTGCAGATGGCTGGGCAAGAGAGTGACGCGCTTACGATGTTGCGGTCTAACAACCCGATGTTGCAGGCAACCGCTATTCAGCTTCTCGAAAGCACTACCGGAGCAGGCGGGCGTAAGCCTTCTGCTGCCCTTACGCTAGTGATGCGCCAGCGCGCCTATATGGAGCACATGGTAAATTACGATCAGGCGTTTGACCTTTGGCGGCAAGCTGAGGGTAAAGGCAAGCTGGCAGCGATGCTCTCCCCGGATCACCGGGCTGAGTTTGACCGGCTGGTATTCCGTGAAGTAGAGGCACGGGGCGGCTTTGGCGAGCTTTCCAATAACGGGGCTGTCCGCAGGGCGGCTGACGCTTGGGAAGCGGGCATGGATAAGATGCGGCGTGAAATGCAGGAGATTGGTACGCTAGGCGCTGAGCGTTTGGGCAATACCAGTGTCGGCTATATGTCGCACCAGATCGACGCGCAGAAGTTGCGCAAGCTGACTGACGCCCAACGGAGCAATGTCGAGAATATCTTCGCGCAGCAGTTCCGGCAGCTCAACGAGTATAGCTACATCAACGAGGAAGGCGAGAAGGTCGTTAAGGCTTTCGATGCTAAGTTCTCTAAGGAGCTAGCCAAGCGGTATATCTACGAGGCTATTGAGCGGAGCAAGGGTGCGACTTTCGTACCAGCTAACCTGCAAAGCCCGGAAGCGGTGGATATTATCAGTGACGCCATCAAGACCATGCAAGGTATTGCGCCTGCGGACAAAGAGGCCCTGCTGGGCAAGTTCTCGCGGGGCGGTGCTAAGTTCACCAAGAAGCGCCTTCGCTTCGATCTGACCCAAGATATTGGCGAAGGTCGGCAGCTTGGCGACTTGTTCAATCAAGATCTGCTTACGCTCTATCGCAACTACTCTCGCCGCGTGGCGGGTGAAGTGGCGCTTGGGCAGTACGGAGTGCTTGGGAAGCAGACGCTCGATATTATGCGCACGGTAGCTTCGGTTACGGGCGCAACGGATAAAGAGCTTGCGGCTTTTGAGCGAGTGTCTTCGGAGTTCTTGAACCAGCCTTGGCGTCCCGGCCAGCATGACAATGCTTTCCGCACGCTGCGCTCGATTACCTCGTCGTCCATGCTGGGCGGTATGGGCATTACGCAGTTGGGCGAACTCGGTAACGCATTGCCCGTAGTAGGTGTCAAGGGCGTACTTGCAGTCAGTAAGGAACTAATCCCCGGCCTAGGTCGCCTCCGTAAGGAGATCGGCATGTGGAAGGCGGGTGGCGCACCTAAGAACCCGATCCTTGCCGACTTCGATGAAATCTACGGATTTATCGGCGGCGACGATTATGCTATGACCCGACTGTTCGATGCGCCGGAAGGTAACATCGACCTGTACGATCAGCAGAGCATCGGGCACCTTAGCAAGGCTGTCCGAGCCGGTTCGCACTTTACCGCAGTCGCTTCGGGCTTCCGAGTGATCCACGCGGTACAGCAGCGAGGAATGGCTGAGCAGCTTGTAAAGAAGGCTATCCGATATATCCACTTGGACAAGGAAAGCACCGCTCTGGCGGATATGGGCATCAATGAGGAAATCCGGTCGGCCCTAAAGGCTAACATGGATAAGATCGCGACCTTTGATAAGAAGGGCAATCTGACAGGGCTTAACCTGTTGGGCGAACACGGCGTACCGGCAAGGGTCATCCATGACTTTGCACAGGCTCTCGAACGAGGGGCTGGGCAGATCATTCAGAAGACCTACATTGGCGAGACAGGTCCGTGGGCGCACAGCGAGTTCCTTAAGATGCTGTTGCAGTTCCGCACGTTTGGTATCACCAGCATCGAAAAGCAGTACGGACGTAACCGCGCTAACTATGGCGCAATCAAGTCCTTCGGCATCTTGCTGGGAGCTATGAGCTTCGCATTCCCGATCCATATGGCGCGGGTCAATGTGCAGGCTGCTGGCATGAGCCGCGCTAAGCGGGACGAGTTCCTTGAGGAACGCACCAATGCACTAGCACTCGCTAGAGCGACGATGCAATACACCAGCGTCTCGGGCCTAGCGCCTGATGCTCTGGACCTCATGAGCACGTTCGGCAGCAAGGTAGGCGTCATTCCCAAGGACACTGCTGACACGATGGGCATTGCCGGTCGTCCGGTAGCTACTTCGGGTCTTATCCCCGTTCTTGGCATGACCGATAAGGTCTACAAGGGCACCGTGGGAGCCGACTTCGACAAACTGCGGCAGGTGTTGCCGGGAGCTAACCTTCCGTTCGTAACGCCTATAATCAACGGCCTCACTTCTGAGGACGAATAACATACGGCCCACCCCGCTGATGCTTCGGCTCAAGGGTGGGCTTTTCTTAAGGAGATAGGCGGAGTGCCTGAATTTTCAACGCTCAATGAGTACGCTGGCGATGGCAGCACTACCGTATGGCAGATTAGCTTTACGGGCGGCTATCTTAGCAGAGAGCACGTAAAGGTCCAAGTGTTCGACGATTTGGACTTTGAGAACGGCGTGCCCGTCAATTTCAGCTTTATCAGCGACTACAGCATCAGCATCACCCCGGCTGTTAGCGTAGGCAAGTTTATCCGCATTTACCGTGATACGCCCACCAAGGTGCCTATCGTGGATTTCTCGGACGGCTCTGTTATCAATGAGCGGACGCTCGACCAAAATGCTAAGCAGGCGGTATTCGCTCTTGCCGAAATTAAGGATCGGGTTGACCCTCTGCTGGCTGATCTGTCCAACGCGGACGAGCGGTTCAAAGGCTCTCCGGGTGGGAACGTCATGGCAGTAGGTGTGTTCTCTGCAATCCAAGGGATGACCATTCCCGTAGGAGTGGACGCTATCCGCACTACTGGCCCCGGAGCCTCTTGGTATATCGCTTTCAATGGCACTGACGCCTTGGTCCTAAAGCATCCCCTAGCGATCACTAAGACTGCAAATGGGCGGTACTTTAGGCTCAGCCCGGAACACCTTACGCTTAAGGCATTCGGCGCAGACCCAACGGGCGCTGTGTCGGCTGTGCCTGCCTTGCGGGCCTTGATTGCCTATTGCGGCGAGCCGACCTTCTTTCCCCCTTGGTCCCCCTATGCCGGTGGACGTGCTGCGTACCGCATTGACTGCGGGGTCGGCACGTATAAGGTGGATGAAGAGGTCTCTATCAACGGGTTCGTGGCGCATTGGCGTGGCGGGTCGTCTAGTAGTGGCGGCTATGCTATGGGCGCGGCAACTCGCTTCAAATGCACCTTTACTGGGCGGTTCCGCCTTGATCGTGGAGACACCGGCCCTCTGGCTGGCCAAGTCGTAAGCGGAGCGGACGGATCAGTCTTTGAAGGTATCGTGTTTGAGGGCAGCAGGGGCGGCTATAACCTGTTCACTGCTCACTGCACATTCCGGTTTGAGCACACGTCCTGTATTGGTAGTGGCTATCACGGCCTTTACATTCAAGCGTCTTCTGGCGCAACGGATGATTACAAGGGCAATGCCAGCAGCAATATCATCATAGGCGGCGACTTTTCTTACAACTTGGGTTCAGGTATCTGTTCCGAAGGCGCAGATGCTAACGCCAGCCGGGCTATTGGTTTCTCTGCTGTAGACAACAGCCGCTATGGTGTTGAGGACATTTCGTTCCTCGGTAATCACTGGGATCCAGTTAATCTGCGTTCCAACCAGCTTGGCCATATTTATATCCCTAACGCTAACGCTACTGGCGGCTCTATGGCTGGTTACGAAGAAGGTGGTTCGCCCCTTTCTCATGTCGGCCAGAATTGTCTGGTAGTTGGCGGTACTCGTGGTTCAGGCTATACCTACAACTCCCCCTACCTCTATGGGCGGTTCGGGTGTGTAGGCGCTAATGGCGTCATCCTTGAGCGCAAGTCAGCACTCAACCCCTCTAAGCTCCTGACGGTTAGCATTGCTACCTCGTTTGATGCTGGGCAGGTGTTTACGACTTCCATAGCAGGAGTGCCCGGTGATCGAAACCTTCGATACATCGGGAATGACTTGGTGTGGGGCAATGGCCAAGGCGCGAATGACATAGACCATATCATCACTGGCGTGGGTACGACCTACAAGTTTGGTCGTGCCAATCCGGCATCTTATGGTGTCAATATGTTCCGCCGGGGGCTGTCTCTCGGCAATCGCATTTGGACGGACGGCCTAGCTGCTCCTACCACAGGCGAACATGCACGAGGCGAAATTGTCTGGAACTACGATCCGGCAGCAGGCGGCACGCTTGGCTGGGTTTGCGTTCAGGGCGGTACGCCCGGTGTTTGGAAGACGTTCGGCAATATCGCCGCATAACAGGAGAATTTAGTGTCGGCTACTGAGAAGAAGCTGGGAGCATTGCACGAGAAGGTTGCGGAGGTCTTGATCGACGCACTGGATGGTGAGGAGCTTCCAGCTTACCAAGACCCTGAGAGCGGGGAGGTTATGGAAGCAAAGCGTATCCCGCCCTCGGCGGCGATCATAGCGGCTGCCACTAAGTTCCTCAAGGATAATGAGATCACCTGCGTCAAGGATACCGGCAACGCCCTTGGCGAGCTGGAAGCTAAGATGCAGGAGCGACGGGCGCGTCGTGCTAAGGCTAGTGTGGTGGACCTCGACGAGGCTCGCCGTGACGCGCAGTTCATGATCGGAGGTAAATAATGGCTGAGGGCAGTAAGGAGGCTGAAATCCGTTGGCGCAAGCTAGAGCTTGTCCAGCAGGAATACTCCTCCTTCGCCCCCTTTCTCGATGACTGCATGGATTTGCTGGGCTTTAGTACCAGTCCCGTGCAGCACGACATTGGGAGCTTCATGGCCTATGGGCCGCAGTACCTTATGGTGCAGGCCCAGCGCGGACAGGCTAAGACGACCATCGCCGCGATCTTCGCGGTATGGACGCTAATACAGAACCCGCACTACCGTGTGCTAGTCCTCTCCGCAGGCGGCACACAGGCTAACGAGATTAGCACCCTGATCGTCCGCATCATCATGACGATGGACGAGCTTGAGTGCATGAGGCCAGACAAGGCCAACGGCGACCGTACCTCAGTAGAGGCGTTCGACTTGCACCATACCCTCAAGGGTCTGGATAAATCGCCCAGCGTGGCCTGCATCGGCATCACCGGCAACTTGCAGGGCAAGCGCGCCGATCTGCTGATCCCCGACGATATTGAGAGTTCTAAGAACAGCCGTACCGCGACCATGCGGGAACTGCTCATGGACCTCACCCGAGACTTTACCTCCATCAACTCGACCGGACGCATCCTATATCTAGGAACGCCGCAGAGCATGGAGAGTATCTACAACACCCTGCCGTCGCGCGGCTTCACTGTGCGCATCTGGCCGGGGCGGTTCCCCACTTTTGAGCAGCTTGACAACTACGGCGATATGCTCGCCCCGTTCGTTAAGTCTCGCCTAGAGCGCAATCCTAGCCTCATGGTTGGTGGCGGGCTACTGGGCGATCAAGGCCAGCCTACTGACCCCACCTACCTTACTGAGGAAATCCTACAGAAGAAGGAACGGGATCAGGGACCGAGCTACTTCCAGCTACAGCACATGCTCAACACGGCTCTTGCCGATGCTGCGCGCTTCCCGCTGAAACTAGAAGACGTGATCTGCTTAAACCTTGGCCGCAAGGCTAAGCCGGTTGGGCAAGACGTATATCCGCTCACTGTCACTCGTGGTATCGGGCTAGGTCTCAAAGACATTAGCATCCACTCCGTCCCGTACAAGCTGGGCGTAGCAGGGCCGGTATCTGACGAACGGCAGGCACTTCAAGGCACCATCATGTACGTCGATCCTGCCGGTGGCGGCAAGAACGGCGACGAGACGGCGTACGCTGTCACGGGCTTCCTGAACGGCAACATTTACGTGTTGGCGGCAGGCGGCGTTCCCGGTGGCTACGGTATGCCACAGATGGAGGCTCTGGCTGACATTGCTGCCGACTGGCGGGTCAACGAGGTTGTGGTCGAGAAGAACATGGGCTACGGTGCATTTACTGTGGTCTGGCTTCCCGTGCTGCGAGCGAAGCATCCGTGCAAGGTCAGCGAAGACTTCGTGACCGGGCAGAAGGAACTACGCATTGTAGAGACCCTAGAGCCGATCATCGCGAGAGGCTCGCTAATCCTCAACGAGGCAATCATTGAGGACGATCAGCAGCAGACTGCCAAGTACGAGGCCAGCAAGCGCATCCTCTACAGCCTGTTCCACCAGATCAGCAAGATGACCCGCGAGCGGGACGCCTTGATCCACGATGACCGTGCTGACGCCCTTGAGGGTGCTTGCCGGTACTGGGCCAAGTATCTCGCCATCAATCAGGAGGATCAGCTTAGGAAGACACGCGAGGAGGAGTGGAAGGCCAGAACCGCAGACGTAATGCAGCGCAACAGAAACGCTGCTCCCGTAACCAGAGGCCGATCAGTCCTCGACAAGTATCTTAGGAGATAATTTTGTCCCTTAATCAGTTCCTAGACGGCGGCAATCGCATGGTATCGGTTACGCCTAGTGCTCCTCTGCCGGTGACTATCGCCGGTTCGGACCCGGCTGCTTACCAGCGCGTTCAGCTATACTCTGGCACGACTGCGCTGGGCACAGGTGGCGACAACGCTGACGGTTCTAGCACGACCAGTTCCACCAGCAGGCTCACGGTACTAGCTCGCAACACCTACTTTAACGGCGCTACGTGGGACCGCCAGCGCGGCAATGCCGCAGGCGCTTTCACTGAGCGCATGTCCTTCTGGACCGATAGTGTTACGCCGCTGGCAGCTAGCGCCGCCTTCACCGGAGGCAACCGCGACAACACCGGCCTCGTTGGCGGCATCGGCACTCGCTACACGGACTTTATTGGTGAAGTGTTTACCGATCAGGCTGGCACGCTCATTATCGAGAAGTCCGCCGACGCAACGACTTGGCGGCAGGCCGCATCCATGCCTGTAGTGGCGAACCAGAATGCGCAGCTTAAGGTTGCCATGAGCACTCGCTATTACCGGACCCGGTTCGTCAATGGTGCTACGGCTAACACCGTGCTCTTCCTTACCTCTGCGCTGACCTCCTAATGGCGGCGCTCCAAGACGGCAAGGAGCTTGCTGTCGGGGCCACACTGCTGGGTGACGTTACCGTCAGCTTCAACGCGACTATCGCGGTGGGCGCGAGTAACCGACATATCAGCGTGGCCCTGGCAGGGGTCCAGCCGGGAGACACTCTCTCCGTAAGGCCCACATCAGGCTATCCCGATGGCTACAGTATTGGGGCTGCATACTGCGTAACAGCAGGAACCCTCGTTGTTCCTGTATCGCATCCGGCCCTCGTTCTCAATGCCTCTTTCTCTATTCAGGCGCGGGTGTTCCGCGTTATGACCAACTAATTCAGGAGACTTTCTATGCGTGAAGTAGACCTGCCCAGCCCCGGCTTTGGCAGCAAATCAATGCACCTTCGCCGTATTGCGGCTAACACCATTACCGCCGTCGAACTCGGCGCAGCGCGTAACGTTGGCGGCGTCGGTTCAGAGGCCGCTAAACTCAAGGCGTTCTTTGACGCTTGCGCGGCTGCTGCCCTTGAGCTTACCAAGATCATGCCGATCATGACCCTTGTGACCGCTGGCGGCGCTAAGACCGTGGCGGTCGGCGCAACTCTGGCCACCACCGCGAATAAGGGCGGCTCGGCTGGCGTCGTGACTTACACCAGCAGCGATCCCGCTGTGGCCACGGTCAGCGCTTCCGGCGTCATCACTGGTGTCGCTCCGGGCGACGTGGTTATTCTGGCCCGCATGGCGGGTACGGCCACCTACCGCGCTTCGAGTGCCTCTGTCGGCGTCAGCGTGGTCTCTGCATAATGCGTGAAGCAGACTTACCCTCTCCGGGGATCGTGCAGAACTCGCAGCAGCTTAGGCGATTGGCAGCTACAACCCTAGGGCAACTAGAGGCTGTGGCAGTCAAGTCTCCATCGGGTCTCACCTCTGCCGCCCAGCTTCGGGCGTTCTTTCTGGCGTGCTCAAACAGCATCGCGGCGGGATCATTCTCAGCTACTGCTTTAGCAGCACGCAAATTCCTAGCTAGCTATAACGCAGCTAGCACACCTGCCCTACTCGACGTTGCCCCAACTTTCTCGGTAGGGGCGGCTAACGACCCCTCTACCCTGCGAACCGCGAGCACTGTGTTGCAGAACGGTGGGCAGTATAACGTGGATAATCCGCTGATTGAGGTTGTCGCCGGAGCTTTCGGGCTTAATGGCGGCACCAAATTCGTGGGTCAGGGTATGTCTAACGGCACCTCAACTCTTCGAGGCACTTATGGACAGACTTTCCGCTTTCGTACTAACTCGCCCTCATTTGACCTTGCCTATCAAGAAGGCGTGGTTGCTAGCCAAACTAACGTTGGTATAGCAGGCTACGTCACTGATCCGGTGACGGGGGTTCGTAAGCGTATGCGCGCAGACGACTTCGCGAGTAATGATAACGCTGCCATGCGATATATCCGGTGGGATTTCGGAAGCGTCCAAGACAGGATAATCGAGCTTACGCTCACTCCCTCTGCACTTATCCGATCACTGAACCTGTCGCCTACCTATAGCCTTATCGCTCTACCTGCACTGCCGGTGAAGCCCAAGGTTCTGTTCGTATGGGACAGTTACGGCGAGGCTACCATTTCTCAGGGTGCTATGACTACGGATGCAGTCAAGAAGGGTATCCTGCCTCAGATAGCAGAGCGCTTCGGCATCCCGTTTCCTCAAATGGCTCCTCGCGGAGGCACAGGCTTCCTTAATCCCGGCGGCTCTAACGGAACCTACGGGACACGCCGCAGCTTTGGTGACGTTACTCGTTACGGGCAGGTGGACTTATTCATGGCCCTTGGCTCGCTCAACGACGATGTAGGCATCAATGCTGCCTACACGGATAGCGCGCTATCAACTGCCATGACCGCCTACTTCACCGGCGCAGCTTCGGATCAGCCTAGCGCGCTAATTGTTGGTTCTGGTCCCGAAGCATCGACTACTCGACCCGCCAACCAAACTCGGTGGAATATCATGAAAGCCGCGTTCCTCGCGGTAGCGGCGGCAGACCCTACTCCCGCCCGTTTCGTCTGGCTAGACGGCTCTCCATCCGGTGACAACTGGTATAATGGGATTACCTCCGGGCCTGACAATACCCACCTTACTCGTGCAGACACCGACATAGTGGCTGGACGAATGACAACCACTCTCTATAATGCCCTTACGGCATTGGCGGCATAGGAATACAATAAGGATCAAGCGCCTTGCACAACCCTTTTCTATATCTAATGGGAGCCATCGGGGCGCTAATCTATGCGTTCCCGATGTATCTCGCCAACAAGAGCAAGGTTCCGCCTGACACGCACCCGATACCTGCCTTAGCCTTCGCGATCTTCACTGGGGCCGTATTGGCCCCTTTGATTACGCCTGTGCTGGGTAAGCGTTGGCCGTTCATGGTGGACCCTGAACCTTATCCGCTGGCCTTCGTTTTGGGCCTTCTCGCTAACCCTATCGTTCCCGTGTTCGTGCGCAAAGCAACGGGCTGGGCCGAAGCCTACCAGATTGGAGGCAAGAAGTAATGACCATTATGACTAACACCTTGCTCGCAGGAGCGGCGTACGTTCTAGCGGGCATATTCGGGCTTATCCGGCACTTCATGCTGGAACCCAAGGTTCAGGCAATGCCTCGCGCACCTACTTGGCTGCTGCACGTATTCTTCTGCTTTTCGGCGGTTCTGGTCTACGTGGGGCTTCGGTTCCTGTGGGCGTGGGGCACCAACAGCGCGATGACTTCTCCACCCGGAGCAACTGGCATGGGACTGCTTATGGCTATCTCCCTGCTGGTCTACAAGGCGTCCCTGCTTAAGGACGCTACCAGCCAGTACCGCCTGTCGGGCGAGATTTGGAGGCACTCTTGAATATCGAAGAAATCAAGGCTCTACAGCGAGGCGTCGGCGTAACTGCCGATGGCCTCATGGGTCGGGGCACTCTGGCGGCAACGTTCCGCGCAATGGGTGCTAAGCCTGCTATCGCTGACGCCCTCGCCTTCGCGGGCAACGTCTGGCTGGCCAAGATCGGCGTACTGGACAGCAAGCTCCGCTTCTGCCACCACATCGCCCAGCTTGCCCACGAGAGCGACAACTTCAACGCAATGGAGGAGTACGCTTCCGGCCAAGCCTATGAGGGCCGTGCAGACCTTGGCAACACCGAGCCGGGTGACGGCAAGCGGTTCAAGGGCCGTGGTCCGATCCAGTGTACCGGCCGCAACAACTACCGCAAGTACGGTCGCCTACTGGGCATTAACATCGAAGCGAAGCCCACTCTGGTCAGCGACCCTGAGATTGGCTACGCCGTTGCTTGCCTCTACTGGGACGCCAACAACCTCAATCGTTTCGCTGACGCGGACGATATTGACACGCTGACCCGCCGGATCAACGGTGGCACTAACGGCCTCGCAGACCGCAAGGCTAAGCTCAACAAGGTGCGGGGGCTGTTCCGATGAACGTCGCCGCTGCCCTCCTGTGGGCGAAGTCGAACTGGAAGGGCCTCCTGATGGCCGCTATTTTGGCCAGCGCGCTGATCTGGGGTGGGTCGAAGGCTATCCAGGTCAGCAAGTACCGGGCCTCCCTCGAACGCTCTCAGACGGCCTTACAGGACGCCTCTCGGGCGCTCACCGAGGCCAAGCGGGCCATCGAGTTGCAGACGACTATCCGTAAGGCGGATCAGACCGCCATCGAGACACGAACGGTCTATGTGGACCGAGTTATACAGAAGGAGGCCGAGGGCCGTGCAGAAACTGATAAGGCGCTCGAAGCGAACCCTGCGTGGCGCGATAGTCGCGTACCTGCTGATGTTCTCAGTAGCTTGCGCACCGAGTAAGACCATTAGCATACCAACGCCCGTGGTTCCGCCTGCTTCTCTCATGCAGGACTGCAAGGAGACCCCTGTGCGCTTGGAGACCAATGGCGATCTCGTCATCAAGCTCCGTTCGCTCCGGTTGGACCTTAAGGTTTGCAACGAGGATAAGCGGGCATTGCGGGATTGGTCCGCTCAGGTCAGCCAGTAATAGGTAAGGTCGGGTGATCTTCGGGTCAACCCGGCCATCCTCCCGCTTGCGCAGGAGTAGCCCTTCACGGCCTGAATTTGATACCGGTATGCGAAGGGGCACCTCAGACCAGAAGTGCGCGTAAATTCCCCCGTACGGCCCTCGTGTTGCCTGCCAAAGCATAGGGGCTGATCGGTTAGGCTCTTGATGACATGCAAGGTAGGGCCGGTATTGCCTGATGTCAACACGCTTTCTCGAATTTATTTGAGCGTAAGGGCGGGGCGTATCTGTCTTTCTTTTCGTGTTGTTGGCACGGTCCTTGCTACGCGCAACGCGGGTATCTGTTTGGCTTTGGGCCTAGTCCTATTATGGACGCTCTAGAGAAAGGGCGCACGGCTAACCGGGCTGGCGATCCCATATCTATATTCACCGGCGGAGACGGGTTGCACCCTGATAGGCTGAGCGGCGCTAGCTGGCATGGTCGGCGGCGATCACTGGCCCGGTGAACCTATGGGCCGTCCTATGGCTTGCTATGGCGATCCTATGGCACTTCCCGGCCCTGATATGGTCAAGCACTATGCTGACAGGCAAGAAAGATCGCTGATAAATCAACGGCATAGAAGAAAGTTTGGCCTAGATGCAAAATTAAGGCTTGCAGGATGAAAACGGCACGCCTAGATAGGGATCACCGGAAGGGGAACGGCGCAAGCCAACCTCTTCTAGCCAGCGGGGAAGTCCCTAGCACAAGCTGGCCTAATGGTCCCTAGCAATAGGGGAGGAGCGGGAACGGAACTAGTCCAGCGGGATACTAGCAAGCGAACGATACCAAGGTTTGCAAAATAAAGTTCAATGCGGGGATTGACCACCGCGAAAACCTAGCCTAGCTAGGAAACTACATAGGGCGATAAGCCTGCCTCTATCCAAGGCGAAGGATCAATCTGGATAGCAAGCTAAGCGGTGACGCAAGGCGAGACAAGGGCGGTGGATAGCCTAAGCCATTACTGGCTAGACGTGCAACAGATGGACACCGGGATAACCGGCTGGCGAAAGCCCTCTTAGCATGGTCTAGTGCCTAGCGTCGGGATGACTGACTAGGCAACAGCGGCGCGTTAGTTGGGAAACACGGGTGCCTTACGCATCCAGACCCTGACGAAAGATTGAGCACGATTGCTTAGTCGCTAGAGACGTAGGGCCTATGGCTTAAGCGCACTCAGCAAGCCGTTGATACGATAGCGGCATGACTAACCGATTGTGGCTCAATCAATTAACTCTAGCCTAGTGCGGCAATGGCCTAACGGTCCTTGATTAAGATTGCCGCACTAATGATAAGGGCAGGCGATAGTGCCTGTCTTTATGATTAGACAAACTGGGTGACTTATGACTGATAAGCGTAAGGCGGACCTTTGCGGTATCGCTATCATCGGCGCGGTTGTGCTGGCCCTTGGTGCCATGTTTTATGGTGCCTATCAGCAGGACAAAGCCAACGGTATTTCCATCAGCCAGAGCCTTAAGGCCAACGGTTTCTAAGAGGAGTAACGACGATGTTCTATTCTGACCGGAAGAATGCCGATAAGGCTGCGCGTAAGGAGTATGAGGAGACGGGTGTGGCGGTGCTGGTTCATCAGGAAAAGCCGGGCCGCTTCGTGCTTCACTCCGTCCCGCTGAACGTGGTTTGATCGCACTTTGCGGCACTCTAGTTAAGGCATGACGTGTTCGTGCCTTAATGTGAATACCGTAGAACCTAGAGGAACCTATCATGACCAAGACCCCCGACTTCTTCGCTGACCTCGCCGCTGCCACCACCTCGCTCAAGGTCGATGGACGCTATGACTTGGGCAAGCTAAAGGACAAGAGCGCGTCGATTGCTCGCCGTGGCTACAAGCTGGACGTGGACATCCACGCTGTTGCGGTGGCGTGCCTTGAGTTCGCCATGCCTGCCGAGTTGGCCGAGGAAGGTGCCAAGAACGCCGAGCCTGCACGCCAGTTGCTTGCTTCGATGCCCAAGGGGAGCCGCGCCAAGACGCTGGCCGACTGGTTTGAGGCGCACAGCAACGTCCGGCTCAAGATGGGCAAGGACGGCAAGTGGTCGGCGGGTATCGCCAAGGGGCAGATGGCCCACGAGGATGACAAGCTGCGCGAGTTGGCCACGGCTGGCAAGAACAAGCCCTTCTTCGACGTGGCAGAGAAGACCAACGGGGCGCAAGCGTTCGATCTGACTTCCATGCTGGCGAACTTCTTCTCCAAGGCAGACGCCGCCATCAAGTCGGGCAAGATCGACGACACGGCGCTGGAAGGGGTCGAGAAGCTGCGCGACTTCGCTAAGGCCAATGGCCTGCCGACCGAGAAGGTCAAGGCGACTGCCGCCTAAGCCGGGTCTTTCCCACTTCACAACCTAGGCACGCTCAAGTGACGGGCGTGCCGTAGGAGCTACGATTATGCATACGCAATCTGCAATCCGCTTGGGCATTGACCTTTCGCTGGCGAGCGGTCGAGACCTGTTCGACCTTGTGGTGCAACGCCGCAGTTACATTTCCAGCATGGTTCCGGTGCCCAAGCAGCACGAGCAGGCTCTGGCCCTCCTATGCAAGCACGCTCCGGTTGTGCGGGAGCGCTCTTACCTCATGGCGGCAGCGTGGTTTACTGACTGGTCCAGCGCCAACGACAGAAAGGGTGACGGGCCTAGCTGCTGGATTGCGCCCAAGGGCATGATCTATCCTATCGAGCACGCTAATCACAGCTACTTTGCCAGCTTGGCAGGGCTGGATGGCTGCACAAGTCCGCTTGAGCGCGCCGGTTGGCTGCATGTCAGCGGTGGGCGGATCGACGTTATGTTCGAGCCGACCAGCTTGCAGCGCAAGGCGCTCGACAAGATCAAGGCTTGGGGTGGCAGGCACGAGCTTAAGGAGGTTAGCCGGGATCATCAGCGCGAACTGGGTAACGTAAAGCTGAACCGACTTGATCGGGTGCCGCGCGACAACTTCGAGCCTGACGCGAACTTTTGGGCTGACGAACATTCTAATAAGGAGCAAGAAGCATGATCGGAACTATCGTTATCGGCTCGGGCCGCAATCGTCGCATCGTCGAGCGTGAGCGTAACCGCGATTTCAGCAAGCTCGTTGCTAAGGCAATCTGCGAACACATCGGGATCGTGCCACGCTTCCAGTCTGCGGCTCGCAAGCGCAATCGTTCCGCGTGAACGATAGGAACAGGCTGGCCATCGCCCTAATGCAGGCGCGGTGGCTGGCTGCGTACTCTCAACGACAGTTTGTGCGGTGCCGTTCACCGCAGGAGACACCACCACCATGCCCACCTTCCAACAAAACCCGGTTGATGCTGGTCTCAACGTAGCAGTCAAGCATATGGCCCGACGCCTGCATCCCACCGGCTGGGATCAGGTCAAGCGGTTCGATGAAGCGCCCACCACACTGGACGCCGTTCTGGCTTATTACCAGCAACATGGCCGCGTCTGCATCGCAGAGGAGGATAGCGATGGCACGATATACGATTGTGCCGATACCAACCACCATCTGCGCGCTTGGCATGACGCCGTGCATGTTATTCACTGCTTCGCCTTCAACGCGGCGGGAGAGGCTGCTGCCGTCTATGTCCAGATTGCGCAATTGGCGGCGGTGTACGGCATTAACGACAGGACGCGGCAATGGGTTCCGCTGCTCATGGCGGACATTCTCGGGCTGGTTCACTACCATCACCGCACGAATGGCTGGCCTATGGACAAGCGGACGTGGACGCTGAACGAGGCAACTCGCTGGACTATCGAAGCCGGGGCGCTGCTCGACGTGCTTGAGGCAGATGATCCGAGCAACTACGAGGCGACTGCAATCGAACGTGCCCGCCTCAAGTGGGGCTTTCCTTGGGAGTTAGACGCATGACCTTGCTGCAAGACTTCCTCACCGACTGGCTGGCGTGGGCTGTAACGGGAGAAGACCCCGGCAAGCGGGGCTACACTGGCGAGTACGGTCTATGTGACGCCGCCGACAAGTACGAGGTAGCAGAGGACTTGGATTACGGCGAGGTTTACGACCTCTTGCAGGCCGAGTTTAAGGCCGATGGTCTCGCTGGCGACTATCCTTTCGGAGTGGACGAGTACGACAGTTCGTCCGAACTTCACACGCAGCCCGAGCGGCTCGATTGGGTAAGGAGCAAGCTGGCATGAACCGCATCCCTGTGATGGACCCGCCCGTAGGTGGTCCTTCCCCACTCCTCGCCGTGTCTCATAGGTTCGACCTGTTGCGGGCCGATCTTATGGACAAGCAGGCTTACGTAAAGACGCTGGAAGCAGAGCTTGAAGCGGCGCGAACTGAACGAAACGTGGCGCAGAACAGTATGTCCGACTACCTTCGGGAGCAGGGCGTACTCTAAGTGCTGACTAGATAGGGATGCGTGGTGTAGTAGTTCCACACCGATTGCAACGGAGACGCAAGTGCAAGTCTTGCCGCATCCCTAACTTGTCCGCATGGACAGCATAGCAATGGTGCTATGACAGCAACACAAGGACGAGACTACTATGGCTAAGACCCTCATTGAGCGCCTGACTGCTGCCCGCGAACTGGTTGCCAAGCTGGAAACCGCGATCAAGTCGAATACGATCATCAACAACGTGGCCGAGGGCGACGAGGTGGTTATCAAGTTCGGCCGCGCCGACAAGGTGCGCAACATCAGCGGCAAGGTCGTCGGCGTGAAGGTGGATGACGAAGGCGGCAAGACCGTTGCCGTTCTCTCGGAGGACTTCAAGACCTACACCGTCGCCGCCCGCGATATTGTCGAGAACGCTTCGGCGGTGAACCGCGATCCGGGTTCCGAGGTGGCCGATGCCCCGGCAGAAGACACGCTGGCCCAGCCCGACGAAATCGAGCGTTTCGTCAACGAGGGCGGCTCGACTGCGGTGGAGGCGAGCGAAGACCCGCTTTCGCAGGCTTAATCTGCTAGCCTTCGGGCTGGCCGCAACGGGGAGGGCTTCGGCCCTCTCCCACTACCCGACCTGAGTTTGCACTTTCGACACGAGGATACTCATGACCCTTTCCGAACTTACCCGCCGCCTGATCGCCTTCGTCATCGCTGCGCACTGCAAGGCGCTGGACCGCGACTGCAAGAAGGCAGATGCTAGCGCCGAGCGGGCAAAGCGGCAGCACTTCCAAGCAATCGCCGTTGCCGACCAAGCGTACGAGAACGAGGCAGTAGCGGAGCGGCAGGCCACCGACGCCAAGCAGCGGGCCGCAGAAATCGCAGCGAACGCTGTCGCAGAACGGAGCAAGTATGGCTACTGAGTTCAAGAATATTCCCGATACGTGGGCAAGTCTCCTGCGTATCGTGGGCACTCACTGGTTGCCTATGGTGGCCGGTGGCTGTCTTCGGGACGCTTACCTAGACTTGCCCGCCAAGGACGTGGACATTTTTGTCCCAGCCCATAGTGACGAAGACTTCTACAGCATTATCGACAGCCTGCCCAGCGCGCTCGTCGAGGGGGAAATCATCTGGATCGGCACGGCCTACATCGAGACCGAGCGGAGCCATAAGTTCACGGGAGCCAATCCCGGCGCATACGGCAAGGACGAAGCCGCACCCGATCTGGTCGGTGTGTGGGAAGGCGAGATTTGCGGCGTTCCTGTCAACATCATCGCTCGTGAGAGCTTGTGCGAGCACTTTGCAGGCGAGCCTTTCGGCTCTCGTGCATTGCGTCTGCTCGACACGTTCGACTTCGACATTTTGCAGAACGCCTACGGGGCGGGACAGGGCGAATACTTCCGTACGCCGGAAAGTCGTGCCGCTGTTCGCAATAAGGTTGCCACTCTGCGGCATGATCGAAGCTACCAGCAGAGCCTCGCACGCTTTGCCAAGTTCAACCAACGCAATCCCGGCGTACTCGCGCTGAACGATCCTTTCAAGGGAGAACTGTAATGGGCAATTGGCCTCTCGTTGGGCTTATCGCGCTGGCTGTTCCAGTCGGTATCCTCTACATCGTGAGCAGCCACTGCAATCCTCCCGAAGACAACGGGGTGGCAGAGGAAGACCACGACACCGAGTTCTTGAACGACCACTACACAAGGCTGGCGGGACACCCGACTACCTTGGACGTAATCAAGGATCGGCACGGAACCTACTGGGACTGCATTATCGACTACGAGGACGGAACCTTCGGCCTCGGCATGGGCGATACGCCTTGGGACGCTTACCGCGATGCCCAAGACGGCGACCCGTATCTCGGACAGGTGACAGCATGAGCATCATCGTTGCCCGCGAGCGGCTTACCAAGCTCGCCAAGGACTTGAAGACGCAGGCTTGCGGCCCCCGGTTCGCTGCCATGATGATCGACAAGATCGTCGATGAAGAAATGTTCCGGGCTGTCCCGGTGCGCCGTGCGCCTCGCAAGATCGCCCCACTCACCGATGCGCAGATACTGCAAATTCGGGCAATCGCTGCTCAGGACGAGACCTTGAGCCAGCTTGAGATTGCCAATCGAGTGGGCACCAATCCGGGCCGGGTATCGGAAGTTCTAAACGGGAAGGTGTAAGCCTATGGAACATGACAGCGGAGCAGATAGCTGATGGACTACAAGGACTGGAACGAGAAGAAGGAGGAGCAGGCCGACGATCTTCGCAAGAAGGCGGCAGCTAAGCAGGGCCTCGCTGACACTCCCGAGGAGCAGCGCAAGCTGCAAGACGAAGACAAGAAGGACAATAGCGAATGATCGCCTTGTTGCTCATTGCGTACTTGGTGATCGGCCTGCTGGTCGCCAAGGCGTTTGTTTACTTCGATGGGCCGGATGCCGAAAGCCCCGGCATCGCCATGTTCTTTTGCCTCTTTCTCTGGCCTATCATGGTGCTGCTGGAGCTATCGGCTTCTTCTTCGGCTTCATGGGATGGCTGGGCCGAAAGGTTGGCTTCAAGCAACGGCCCGACAACGGCGGCGTTTGGTAAGGATACTGCGATGATTGATCCCGCTGACTGGCTTGAGCTTGCGAAGGCCCTGCCTGTTGGCGGGAAGTCATCGCACGTTCACAACTGCGGCTCCGGCCGCAAGCTCTTGGTAGAGCATAAGCCCAATGGCTACGCTGCGTGGTGCTACCGCTGCGGCGAGCCGGGGTTTGTTCCCAAGGCTAGGCCACCGCTGGCCGAGCGCATCGCTGCGCTGAAAGAGCGACGAGATATTGACCAGAAAGCGGTGCTTACCATTAAGCCTCCGCTGCCTGCCGTGTTCGATCCTCGCGAGTGGCCCTTAGAGGCCCGCGTCTGGCTGTATAAGGCCGGGTTCGATAACGACTGGATTGAGGACATTGGCTTCTACTGGCACGAGCGGCTCAAGCGGGTTGTCATGCCCGTACTCTCCGACCTGAACAAGCTAGTGTTCTGGCAAGCTAGGGGCTTCGATCCAGCCTTTGCCAAGTACCTCAGCCCAGAGCTAGGTGCAGACCAGCACAAGCCCATCTACAAGGCCGAGCCGGTGCGCCCGGTTGAGCGGGACGCCTCAGTCCTGTGCCTCACCGAGGACATTCTAAGCGCCAACAAGGTGGGTCAGGTCGTGACCGGGTGGTCTCTGCTGGGCACCAAGCTGAACGCGCTGAGCGAGGCTGAGATTGCCAAATTCGGGGCATCCAAGGTGCTAGTCTGGCTCGATCCAGACGAGGCCGGGGTGTCCGGTCGCCGTAAGATAGTTCCGCAACTGCGTGCTAGGGGTATCGACGCTAAGGCGGTTCGTGCCGACCTTGACCCGAAGCTCTACCCACTAGAAGACATAAGGAGGAAATTGCTTGTCCACAGTGCAACCTAAGCAGCCTCGCTGCAAGTGCGGAAGGGGCCGCGTATCTGCTCGTGACGGTAAGTGTGGTTACTGCCGAACCAAGAAAGAGCGCGAAGCCTTGAACCGCCAATATCAACAGGAGGCACAAATTGTCACTTGACACCACCGTCCTACGTATCCTGAATACTCGGGAGAAGTACGACAAGATGATCCGTGCAGTGCCGAAGACGGCGCTGGGCGAGGTCTCGCAGGTATTGCTTGACGACTTCGGCAAGTTCTACCGCCAGTTCCCCGATGCGCCGGGTATTACTGAGGACGCCTTCCGCACTTGGTTCCGTGCCTTTGGGCATCCCAAGCTATCGGCCGAACAGTTTGCCCGTTACGATGCGGTCATCAAGACCATATCGCAGCCCGCCCCGCCCGAGCTTGAGGAGGGGTTCGCGCAACGCCTGCTTGCTGCGGATACGGCGAGCAAACTGGCGGACCTACTGGAACGCTACAACGAAGGCGAGGAGATAGACCTTGGCGCATCGCTCCGCAGCACTGTCGATCAGTACGAGCTTGACAGCAATCGTAAGGTCAAGACCCCTTGGGTACGTGACCACATCAACGACTTGCTCGAAGATGACGCACTGGACCGAGGGTTTCATTGGCGACAGCCTGGAATTAACGCGGTCATGCGGCCCCTTATCTCGGGAGACTTCGGCATTATCGCTGCTCGGCCTGACGTGGGGAAGACTTCCTTCCTTACTGACAACCTCACGCATTTCGCAGGCCAGATGCGGGAAGTCTATGAAGACGGCGATACTCGCAACATTCTTTGGTTCAACAACGAAGGGCCGGGACGCCGGATCAAGAAGCGTCTCTATCAGTCGGCGTTGGATGCCCAATACAGCGACCTGCTCAAGCTGCAACAGCAGGGCAAGCTCGTTGACGCTTACGCCGAGAGCTTAGGCGGCGACGAAGACCGTATCCGCATCTTTGATATTCACGACTTCTGGAACTACGAGGTCGAGGATATTATCAAGCAACATAACCCCGGCATGGTTGTGTTCGATATGCTTGACAACATCAAGTTCGGAGGCGGCGTCAATAACAATGGCCAGCGTACAGATCAGCTTCTTGAGGCGATGTACCAGTGGGGTCGCGTCCTCGCAGTCAAGCACGATTGTGTCGTACTGGCCACCTCTCAGATTTCAGCAGAAGGTGAGAACCTTGCTTGGCCTACGCTGTCCATGCTTAAGGATAGTAAGACTGGCAAACAGGGTGCTGCTGATTTTATCATGACCATCGGCTTCCAGAACGGCCAGCCCGATGAACGCTACCTTGGCCTGACCAAGAACAAGCTCAACCGCGAGGGTGGGCCTAAGCAACTCAAGCTAGAGACCGTGTTCGATGGTGGCCGTGGCCGCTATCGTGAACGGCCTAGCGCCCTTGAAACCGCCTCAGACGAGGCCAGCAGCGATCCTACGGAGAGCTAATATGTGGCTAAGCTGGATTGTAGAACAATACACTAAGCGGGCGTTTCGGCGTCCGCAGCCTTTTAAGGTCAATGTCGTGTGTCGTACGGCAGATGGCCGGGAGTTCGTGCCTTTCAGCATCGAGTGGAAAGACGCTACCTTAATTCTTTGTGAGAACGAAGAATGACAGTCGAGATAATGTGGGTGTCCAATAACGGACAACGGTGGACTAACCGCTACCGCAACATCAAATCCATGAAGCACAGCGAGGACGGCAAGCGCATCAGTCTTATCCATGAGGGTGGGACTGAGACCTTGCTGTTCACTTACTGGATGCTTAGCGTAAGCGAGGTATGACTTTCGAGGAGGAACAGACCCGTACGGCCAAGTGGATGGGATACCAGTCTCGGGACGATATGAACCGTGACCACGACCCACTCCACAGGTCGCTAGCGGCTTGGCTCCGGGTGCCTAGTCCCGCTCTGCGGGAGGCGCGCGGCGAGAAGCTCGACCTCATGGACACGCATCTTGCCCAACTGGAAGAGACCGCCGTGCTGCACTTGCAGCGTTACATTCAGCACCTAGGAGGCGTCTATGAACTCGCCCCGGCCTTTCGGCCCCATAGTAACAATCGACCTAGAGACAACGACGAAGCGTTCCTTCAAGAGACTAGCCAACCCGTTTGATCCTGACAACAAGATTGTCTACGTCGGCTGGGCCATTGGCGACGAGCTTCCTCGTATGCAGCGGTTCGGCGTCAAGGATATGCCACCCGGCTGGTTTGCTGGCCTGCTGCGCAAGTATTGGCCTCGCCTGCTTGTAGGGCAGAACATAAAGTTCGACATTCTCTACCTGATCCGCAACCCCATCGACTACGCTGCTTACATGGAGTGGGTCGCTGCTGGCGGCAACGTATGGGATGACCAGCTTGCCGAGTACCTGCTTAACGGCATGACGCAGGCCGACCAGATGCTGAGTATGGACGAAATGGCTCCGCGTTATGGCGGCAACGTCAAGTTCGACGAGGTTAAGGCGCTTTGGCAGGCCGGTGTGCAGACTGAGGATATTGACCCCGGCTTGATGGGTCGCTACCTCATTGGCGAGGAAGTCGATGGCGTCTGGCAGGATGGCGACATAGGCAACACCCGGCTGATCTTCAAGGGTCAGCTTGAGCGTGCCCGTGCTGCTGGACAGGTAAAGTCGATCCTAATGAATATGGGGTCGCTGCTCTGCACCATCGAAATGGAAAAGAACGGCATGGCCGTAGACAAGGCTAAGGGCCGCGAGTTGGCTGCTGACCTTGAGGGCCAGATCGCTATGCTCGTCGCTGAGCTTGTCGATTACCTGCCGGAAGACTTGCCGTTCGACTTCAACTGGGGCAGCGCCGCACAGAAGTCGGCTCTGATCTTTGGCGGCAGCGTCAAGTACCAGAAGTGGGCACCGCATCTGGACGAGAACGGTCAGATGCAGTACGCCATGAAGGACGAGCTTCACGTTGTAATGGATGACGGCACGACAATGCCGTATAACCAGCACGCCCTTGACAATTACTCCGGCCCCGCTTCTCCGATCCGGTACAAGGCGGGCAAGAACGCCGGAGAGCTTAAGACCAAGAAGGTCAAGGTTCCCAACTTCGACAAGCCGAAGGGCGCGCAGAAGGACTTCTACTATGAGTTCCCCGGCTTCACCAAGCCTAGTGACAAGTGGAAGACAGCGACACCGGGCCAGTACCAGACCGGCGCGGAGGTTATCGCTGAGCTAGGCAACCGGGACATTCCGTTCCTTAAGGCCCTGTCCAAGCGTACTGCTCTGGCCAAGGACTTGACGACCTACTACATCACTGTCAACGACAAGGGTGAAGAGGTCGGGATGCTGACGCTGGTGCAGGCTGATGGCATCATCCATCACATGCTGAACCACACCAGAACAGTGACGGCGAGGTTCTCCTCGTCTAACCCCAACTTGCAGAACCTGCCCAAGGGCAACAAGTCGGACGTGAAGACGATCTTTGTTAGCCGGTTCGAGGGCGGCAAGATCATCCAGTCAGACTTTAGCTCGCTGGAAGTTTATGTGCAGGCCATCCTAACCAAGTGTCAGAACCTTATCGCTGATCTACTCGGCGGCTTGGATATGCACTGTATGCGGGTGAGCCAGAAGGAGGGCATCAGCTACGAGGAGGCGCTGTATCGCTGCAAGGACGAAAGCTACGAACACCACAAGGAGTGGGACACTAAGCGTACTAAGGCTAAGATATTCTCCTTCCAGCGTGCATACGGTGCAGGAGCGGCTAAGATTAGCGAGAGCGCAAAAATCCCTCTCGAAGAAGTCGAAGCCCTGATCGAGGCCGAAGCCAAACGGTATCCCGAAATCGAGAGGTTCAACAACAGCTTGATCGAGCATCTGGAAGACACCGCTAAGGACAGCGGCTTCTTCTGCCAGCACCCTGATCTTCCGGGTGTCACCTGCAATCTCAAGACTGCAACGTGGCGCGCTCCCGATAACAAGGTGTACGCATGGCGGCAGTCTCCTGCTCCCAAGTGGCTGGCCGAGCGGCCTGCTAGCAAGGGCGGGCGCATCCAGAGCTTCTCGCCTACAGAGGTCAAGAACTACCCAGTTCAGGGCACTGGCGGTGAGTGGGCCAAGGCTGCGATGTGGCTCTGCATCCGTGAGTTCTACCGATACGAGAACTTCGGTGGCGCTGGCCTTCTGGTCAATCAGGTCCATGACGCTCTCTACGGCGACAGTAAGGCCGAGGTTGCTATGGAAGTGGCTTCCGTCATCCATGCCTGCATGGAAGAGGCCAGCGCCTTCATGGAGTTCTACTTCGGTTGGGAGGTTCCAGTTCCTGTGCCTAGCGACACCACTTACGGTGACAGCATGGCATCCTCAGACAAGTTTGGAGACGGCTTCAAGGAGTGTGTTACCCACCAGCGGAAGGTTGTCCGCAGTATCTACATGAACGACTACCAGATGATTATTGAAAGGAAAGCTGCATGAGCAAGTTTGCAAACGCTATTAACGCCGCCGCCGAGATCGAAGACATCAACGAGGCACAGGCAGGCGGTGAGTTTACCCCGCTGCCGGAAGGTCCGGTACGCCTTCGCTTCTCCGCTTACATCGAACTGGGTAAGCACGAGAAGGAATGGAAGGGCGTCAAGAAGGACGTGGAAAAGGCCATCCTGATCTTTGAGGTCAGCGGCCCCAAGATCGAGCCGCGAGAGGACGGCCAGCCGCACCTTATCACGATCCGGCTGAACAAGTCCACTTCGGAGAAGGCGGGCTACTACAAGCTGTTCCGCAAGATGAACCACACCGGCAAGCATAAGGTGTTCGCACAGATGCTTGGCGAGGGCTTCCGTGGCAAGCTGCGCCACAACATCGTAGGCGAGGGCGCGGATAAGCGCACGTACGTCAACCTGACCGACGAAGACGGCAGCTACCAGATCGCCGCCCCGTACTACAACGACGAGGAGACCGGCGAGCGCAAGGACGTGACGATCCCGCCGATGATCGGCCCGGAGCGTTGCTTCATCTGGGCGTTCCCCGACAAGGAGCAGTGGGATAGCCTCTTCATCGACGGCGAGTGGGAAGCCAAGGAAGGCAAGCCTGCCCGGCCGAAGAACGTCTATCAGACGCAGATCAAGGAGGCTAAGAACTGGGTCGGCTCCCCGATGCAGGAACTCCTCTTCGGAGACCTTGACGTGGGCGATGCCGAGAAGCCTGATCGCAGCGATGCGGCCAAGTCCGACAGTGCTGATGCCAAGGCGGCTACCGAGAAGGCCAAGCAGGAAGCCACCAAGGCGCAAGACCCGCTGGCCGACGACGACATTCCGTTCTGATGCTCGGCAGTTTTTGCCACTGGTGTCAAGTCCAGTGGCCCACATGGGCGGTATCACGCTGCCCTCGTTGCGGGAGAAAGTAAATAAGCA